CTTGTATTCACTAAGGTTTCTCTCAAGTTTACCTTTCATAGCCAAGTCGTCAATACTTACTTCCTCGTTTACTATACTGTCTATAATTGGTATCAACATTTCGTTTACTTCTTCTTCCTCTTTATTGGCAAGTATCATCTCTAGGGTGTTAGTCATCACCTGTTTCATAATAGGGGGCATCCTAGACTGCTTCAATTCTATACCCTTAACATAAAGAGTGGGTTCGTGAGTCTTGCCGTCAGTCCAAGCGACCCTTCCGGCGTATCTATTCTTAGCCATTAGCACCATGCTCGGACACCACTTCTCAAACTCTACTTCTATGGGTTTCATTTCATCGTTAATAGAGCGTATTAATGCCTCTCCCCTAGCCGGACTACCTATTTCACAAAACACGCTGTCTGTGTGGCCGTAAATGACCTTATTACCCCCTTCCTCGGCTATCGTCTTGAGTCGGTTTAGAGTAGTCCTAGAAGTATAGGTAATTGCCGCCGCTACTGCGGGGTGGTAAAGCCCGTATTTAGAATCTCCCGCGACCCCATACATAGAAGCAACGAGAGACTTACAAGCATATTGCATAGCATCCCATCGGTCATAATTAAGAGGGTCATTTTTCATTAACTTCTTAAATTTATTTCTTAATGTAGTCATGTAATCCATCTGTCTTACAAGCAACCCTCTCTTTCCTTGTGTAAAGAGTGTCCCGTTACCACAGTCTGCGAAATCATCCACATCGGACAAAGCCCCTAAGTAAAGGTCGTGCTTATCCGTAATTTCTTTAGTTAGAGGGTCTATTTCATACAGGGTTTCCCATGAGATATTGTGTAAGGCAGCGTTGCTGTGATACATCGCTTTAACATCCAATATTCCTACGTTGTCATAGACTCCCGGTTCTACGTCCATGACATCAGCGCCGTCATACTCTTCTTTCTCAAATTGAGGGCGCGTAGGAATCCTTCTGTTCCAATCAGGGTCTTGTAGAGCAAGACAAGTGAACATTTTTGTGATAAATGGCGTTGAACGAATATCACATTGCACAAGATGCTGTAATGAAATGTAGTAATTTAAAGCGTTTACTTTTAGGTCTAGTTTCGGAAGTAATCTAACATCTTGTCGGCAATAGTGAATGTATAATGGTAGATTAGTGAGATAGGTGTCATGTCCATCGGGCAATTCAATTTTCTTTTCACCTATTAATTCATACGCCACATCATCTAATTTGTAGCCCGATAATTTTCCATTTTTCAATTCCCATAATTTCGACACAGCAAGCATCAAATCAATACAAAGCCTTCCTACAATAGGCTGCGCCCAATCACCAAACTGATAACGAAGTCTACGCACAGGCGACAAACCTCTTGGCTCTATATTATTTTTGTTACACCTTTCCACGATTGTTTTAATGTCTGCGCCTGTGACATACCATCCACTAATCACATCGGGGTCTTGCTTTTCCATTTCGGAGAGAAAATCAAGGAGCATTCGTCTTTCATTAGGGAATGCTCGGGCAGGAGTCTCATAAGAATACTCACCATATTTAGAATACTGTTCGTCTAATTCTAACGAAGGCTGCACGAACCACACATATTCTTTGTCGCTGTAGGAGTCTTTGACTACAATTACCCTCAGTCTGTTGGTAACAGGATTCCATTCACAATCCAAATACCATACGCGATGATTATATCCTTCTGTTATGCCCTTTGGAATACCTTTTCTCTTTGATAACTGCATCAAAGCCCTGTTCACATAGGGAATGTTTGCTTCCCATGTGGGAATATTGAGAAGGTCGGCCTTTTCTCGTATTGCTTTTAGTTGAGAAGGCTCAGCAACAATGAGTTTCGTTAATTCTTCTCCGTAAACCCCATAATAACCTAATTTCTCTTTGCTAACTGCATCGAATTGGTCTGCGTGTTTGCTTTCTACAAAACAGAAGGGCCACACATCATCTATGTCGTAAACCTTGCGTTCATTTTTAGCGTTTCGATAACGGATGCGGACCTTTCTACGCCCCATGCTTTCAATTATCATCCTTACGCCTGCCTCTGCTACGGGTAGGGATTTCATGCTTATTAAGCCATTGATTCACAGCCGTTGGTGTAATTCCAAACTGAGCAGCAATTTCAGCCATCGTTCTTTCCTTCTCAACATATTCAGTTAGAAGCCAAGTAGGGTCACGATATAATGGGTCTAATTCTTGTCGGACTGAAATGGAAGCCACGAAAGTTTCATTATCTTTACCAACCCAAGTTAGAGTATGCGTTCCTGATGAAGGCAAGAGTGATGTGATAGTGTACCAATCCTTAGTGTTACCCTCCGAAGTAAGAGTGGCGTCTACTATTTCTATAGTATGATTATTCTCACTTGGATAGTAAACGAATGTCATCCCTTTCCCTTTAAGTATCTTTCTTCCGTCACTCATATATTCACTCTCCCGTTACATGCTTAATTGAAGTTTGTAAGACCACTTCTTCTGTTGAAGGGAAATCCATGATTAACTTGATGCCCTGTCGATAACTTGTCATGTCAATAAATCTCAGATTAACTGTCGGTGCGGTTGTAAGTTGCATTATGTGGTCTAATCCACCACCAAATGTAGCGGAGAAATCCTTAGTTTGATTTGCTCTCCATTTATACTCTATACTATGCTCTGTTTTACCCTTCAATTCATTTCCGGTAGTTACTTTTAGCGGGGGATAAACTCCTTCCGGTGTTTTGCAAAGACCCTCAAATGTAAACTCATTGAGTTTTTGGTTGTTCATGTTCACACAACGCAATGCCTCATACAAGTCGGTTGTATTAATGTCCTCATAGTGAGCGAACGCCTTAATCTCTACGCCATCATCAGTAATGTAAACTCCTTCCGGTCTTACCTTGTTATTAATTTCAAGTGACTTCTTGTGCCACTCTTTCAATGTAGCAGGGCTATGAGGAAAGGCCAACGCTTCAACACTTGAAGTTATGGTTGTTTGTTTATTCTTAGACTTGACGCAAAGTTTGCTATTTTCTAGGTGCTTAAGGGAAACTTGGCCGCTATGGTATTTCAAAGTCCCTAACATGTCTTGAATATTCACAATAGGAATCCATTCACAAGAAGAATCCATAAGGCTTTCATTCTCAGAAGGGGAAAAAGCGCCTTTCCAATCTGTTTGAAAGAACGCTACACTTGATAGCCCATCTTTGACTAGGGAGCAAGTCATCAGTTTGTTATAACCTACATGTAACATACAGGCATTAACTTGAAAGTTAGTTTTACCCGCAATATTCTGAGGTCGTTGCGTTAATTGCAACAAATTTTGTAAGTTGTTCTTATCAACTAAGACAGACATTGGAATAGCCTCAAGATTCGTCGGTATTCTCTGACTCGGACTCAGGCTCTTCGGACGCGGCTTCTTCAATATCTTCTAAGAAGGGGAGCCCATACCATGAAACTTCTCCGTTGTTTACACGAAGAATATCATGTCTTGACCCTACATATTCCATGTAATCTCCCTTCATCTCTTCGACTATACCACGAACAACCCATTCGTTTTCTTTGAGTGACCTATCGCCCTTCACGCCTGCTGCCATGTCTGCCTTAGTCATGTAACGGGATAGGAATATTTGTTGAGAAAACTTTCTCATCGTTCCCTTTTCCCAATCGGGCCTTTCGCCTATAGCCATGAGAACCTTTTTGCCTGTACCATCATCCATAAATTGCTGAATAGCCTTCAAGTGATAGCAAAAGAAAATCTTTTCGACGGGCAAAGCGTGAATCCGTGTAATCACATCTCGATTCATTCGGTTGCGCTCGCGCCACTCCTTCTGATTGAAGGAATCATCCTCGTTTTCAATGACTCCCTTTGCAAGCAGAGCAGCCCGCATAGCAAACTCACACCACTTGAGGAATGTAGAACCACCGTCGAAAATCACACCTGCAACGTGGCCTTCGTTGGCTAAGTCACCAATGATGTTGATGTAATACTTCGTCTTTTCAATGAGGGCATTGTAGTTGATGCTGTTATCCTCATGGAAAATTGAGTCATCCATCTCATCAAGTAGTGGAAGTACTTTTAGATTCTCTCTATCAGGATAGACGAAATCCAAAGTAGAACGAGCGGAGTTATCTACATCGAAAACGAAGACAGTTTCACCTGCCATAATCTCTTTGTGCAAAAGAGAAGCAGCAAGCCCTGTCTTGGCTGTGTTCTCATGTCCTACAAGAGCCATCCTGTAAGTAGTTGCATTAGAAACCCCTGAAGTAAACTGCTTCAAGTAATATGCTCTATCGTAAACTATACTTGCCCCTCTATCAACGGGAGCATTAGTCTTAGTTGGTGTAGTTGTCGTCTTTGCGCTATCGCCCCAACCATTTGCCATCAAACACCACCGCCGTAATCCTCTATAGAATCAGAAGTAGGGATAGATTCTCCGTAAATGTTGGTGGCAGCAGGTTGAACCTCATCAAATGCATACCATCCGTTTACGGTTAATCGTTGTTCACCTTCTTCGGTTCGCCATGTTTCACCAATAACTAAGAGTTTAGTCCCAACACCAAAGTCAACGTCCGAAGAGATATAAACATCTACAGAAGGAGCAGTAGAAGTAATATCCATATCTGCACACATCAAGACAAGACCACCATTTGTCCGGGGGTCAATGTGAATAACCTCAGTAACAACTGCTTGCTTCTTGTTATACCAAGAGTTATCTTTGGGTCTTACACCACCACCATGATTTTCCATGTAATAGGGCTCCAAATCCATTAAGGAACCTAACCAATCGAAAGTATCACTCGCTGATAATTCAGGTATCAGACCCGAGTAACCTCCGTCGCCATCGCTCTTAACAGGTGGAGAGTCAAAGATGGACTGTAATGACTCATCAGGTGTAAGCACAGAAATGTTAGGCTTCGCATACGCATTGTTATTTTTACCTGCATTTAACGGAATCCTGCCTGCTACGAAAGTAGGGTGTTGAATGTCGGCCGCTTTGCCTTGAGCCGTGACTGTGTAAAGAGAGCAAG